AAGACTACGGCTGATCCTGCTTGGCCTTTGAGTTGTTGGGTTTGGTTTTGTCCTAGGTCGATTTCTAGCTCGCCTCCTTCGTAGTCTTTGGGGTCTGACAGGTTGATTGTTAGGGAGAGTCTGCGGACTTTGCCGACGAGTTCTGGTGTTCGGGTCATGTTGAGTGGGATTGTTTCGCCGTCTTCTATGTCTGCCCATGATCTTGTTGCGTGTGTGTCGGAGTTTCCGTCTGTGTGCCAGTCGTACTGGCCTCCGATGAAGTATTGGGTTAGTTGAGCGGCTTCTGGGTGGGTGATGTTGAATCTCCACCCTGCGTTTCGGTTTGCTTCGTAGATGAGTGATGAAGCTATTTGGAGTGTGCGGGGGTCGTAGCTCCACGCTATGTCTGAGCTCCTCCTTTCGGGGTCTTTGCCGAAGTGGATTCCTGGGACGCTGTGCTGTAACCCGTCATGGGCCACCTGTTGTAGATAGGTGAGCTCGCTGTTTGTTAAAGCTTGCGGGTAGTGCCAGTAGGAGTTGGTTAACATTTCTCGTTTAGATGACCTTAAGAAAGAAGCCGAGTGGCGAAAGTGCCGAAAAGATGAGGCTTACTTCTTACGCAATTACTGGTCCATTGCTCACCCTGCTCATGGTCGAATCTTGTTTGATTTGCGTCCTGCACAAGTTAAGGCTCTGAAGGAATGGGACAGTGAGCGCTATTCTTTGACGCTTAAAGCGCGACAGATTGGGTGGACAACACTTGTTGCTGCTCACCAATTCTGGTTAGCTTTTTTTAGGGCTGATCAAAACATTATTGATTTGTCGCGTACTGAGCGTGAAGCAGTTTCTTTGCTTCGGAAATCAAAGTACGGGTTTCAGCATTTACCTAAGTGGATGCTGGATCGCGGACCTAAGTCGTTGGTTGATCATCAACAAAGAATGGTGTTTCAGAATGGTTCACAAATTACTTCGATGCCTAGTGCGTCAGACCCTGCCCGCGGCGAATCAGCCAGCCTCATCGTGGTTGACGAATGGGCGTTCTTGCCGAACCCATCCGAATCGTGGGCATCGATAGAGCCAATTTCTGATGTTGGCGGGCGCATCATTGGGTTGAGCACTGCTAACGGTTCGGGGAACTTTTTCCATGATCTTTGGGTCGGGGCTGAAACAGGTGTTAATAACTTTTCTCCTATGTTCTTTCCTTGGAGCGCTGGCGATATTAATCGTGGCGATTCGTGGTATGAGGAGAAGGTGGCTTCAATGCTTCCTTGGCAGTTGGCTCAGGAGTACCCGTCTGACGCTCGAGAAGCTTTCATAAAGTCTGGTCAAACTGTTTTCAGTTTGGAAGTTCTTGACGATATGGCTACTCGTTGTAAGCGTGGGAAACTGGGATACATGTGGCGTAACGGCAACCAGGTGGAGTTTCGAGTATGACGGTCACGATGTTCGCTGAGCCTGATGTGGCTCATCAGTACGTGATGGGTGTGGATACTGCTGAGGGTTTAGCTCATGGCGATTATTCTGTGATTCAGGTCTTGGATGTTAATACTGGGGAGCAGTCAGCTATCTACCACGCCCACATTGCGCCAGATCTGTTAGCTGAAGAAGTCTTCATGTTGGGGCTCTATTATAACGATGCGTTATGTTGCGTCGAGTCGAACAACCACGGGTTAACTACGATCACTGAGCTACGGCATCTTAACTATCCTCGCTTGTTTAGGCGTCGGTCTTTGAACCAGGTATCTAATCGGGTGTCGCAAGAATTCGGTTGGAAAACCACGAGAACCAGCAAGCCTTTAATGATCGACGAATTGGGTTCTGCTTTACGGAACGATGAGCTGGTTTTGTACGACAAATTCACTATCGCGGAGTTACGCACTTTCGTGCGGAACGAACGGGGCTCGATGTCTGGTTCTCCTTACGATGACCGTGTTATGGCTTTGGCTTTGGCTAATCAGATGAGGAAATATAGCCATGCGTCGGAGTACAAGGTTAAGCACGACGATTATTGGACTCTTGATTGGTTCGCTCGGTTGTCTAACAAGGAGGCAGATCCAGGAACTGGGACTCATATTGGGGCTTCGAGTGTCCGTGGGACACCCAATGGCTCTTATTGACGCAACACTTTTGGAGTAACTATGGGTCGCAATATAGCTCACACTTCGTCAAGCAGATCAGTTGACGGCGCTAACGAAGGCAAAAACAACGTTATGGAACGTGGCGGTTCGGTCGTTTCGAACCCTATTTGGGAACCAGGTGGGGCTAACTCACCGAAACAAAGATTCGGTCCTTTGACCGTAGCTAATCAAACTGGGCCTTATGGACAGGTCACTCCTCGCTTTACACCCGACAATCAGACAGGTAAGACTGGCGACATTCAGCCAGGCAAACAGCCAAATCTTCGAGGGTCTCAAGCGAAGTAATGGCGATACTGCCAGAGAATGTTTCGTTTGAGGAGTTCACTGCCTACGTCTTAAAAAGGCGTGGGACAGTGCCTCTTGCGGAGCTTCAAGAGTTATATGACAGGCGTACTCGATTGAAGTCTGTGTCTGTGAACAATGGGCAGGGTTTACGGTCGATATTGCCTTCAGATGAGCAAGGTTTAACTATTAGGGAACGTGAACGAAAGATTGTTGCTGAGGCGAAAGCTCAGGGCCGCAGCATCGAGAAGCTTCCCGAGAAGGCGACGTGGTGATCCATGGCGAGGATGTCAAAGGCTGAGAAGCTAGAGCTTTATCGTGAGCGGTTAAATCGTTCACGGAGTTGGCGTTCCGATCAAGGTTACGACAGTCTCTGGCGTCGCATGATCGATCTGTATCGCGGTAAGCACTGGCCTGCCAGTACTGCTATGCAGCAAGATCTGATCGCTGTCAATCTGAGTTTCAGCACAATAAATGTGATTGCGCCAAGCGTCGCAGTCAACCATCCGAAGGTGGTTGTTAAAGCAAACTCTCCCGAAGATTATGATCGGGCTGCGTTTGTTGAGGCTGTCATTAACCATTTGTGGAAGCACCACGATTTTCGTGATCCGTTCCGCAGAAGCGTTAAAGACTTCCTCATTTTCGGTCACGGCTGGTTGAAAGTTGGTTGGAGATTCGTTGAACAAGATGTGTCTTTGTCGAGCTATGAGCAGGCAGAGATAGCTGATGACATGTTCAAAGAGGTTGACGACTTCGCTTTCTCTAACCCTGAGTTTGCGGAAGACGTAACTTCTGACGAAGAAGTTATGGCGAACATTCCTGATACGGAAATGAGAGTCGTACAGGACCAGCCGTTTGTTGAACGAGTTTCACCGTTCGATATTTTCATTGACCCTGAAGCGACATGCATGGACGATGCTTCTTGGATTTGTCAACGCATCATTCGGACTGTTACTGAAGTTCAGAAAGATACACGCTACAAGGCTTCTACTCGAAAGAATGTTGGACCAGACAGTGGCGGAGGTTTCTATAACGATGGTCCTCCTCAGCGTTCCGAACAAGGCGCTTTCACTAGCGGTGAGCAACTCTGCACAGTGTGGGAGTATTACTCAATAACTGATAACACTGTTTGTGTTTTCAGTGAGACCAGTGACGGCTATCTGATTGATCCGACTCCTATGCCTTACGCATACGGGCAGCCTTTCGTGATGTTGCGTAACTACGATGTGCCTGACCAGTTCTACCCTATGGGTGATCTTGAGAGCATTGAGAGTTTGCAACTGGAGCTAGATAAGACTCGTTCGCAACTTATGAACGACCGTAAACGTGGTCAACGTAAATACTTGTACATGGAACGGGCTTTCAGTGAAGCAGGCCGAGAGGCTTTAGAGTCAGATGACGATAACCGTCTGGTTCCTGTTATTGATGAGAATCGGCCTCTGTCTGAGACTGTGGTTCCGATGCCCCAAACTCCGATACCTCCTGAGATCTACAACTACTCAAACATTATCGAAGGTGACATAAATACTGTTAGCGGTATCAGCGAATACGCTCGAGGAGCTCTCCCCGAGACTCGCAGAACTGCGACTGAAGCAAGCATCATTGCTGATGCCCAGAATGCTCGTGCTGCCGACAAACTTGCGATTATTGAAATTTCGATTGGGCAGATCGCTCGACGAGTAATGCAACTGTTGCAGCAGTATATGACTGGCGAGCAGATGGCTCGGGTTAATGGTAATGGCGGCGCTGATTTGTGGGTTCCGTATTCACGAGATGACATTATCGGTGAATACGATTTCACTTGTGAGGCTGGCTCTACGCAGCCAATGAACGACACGATTCGTAAACAGCAAGCAATTAGTTTGCTTAACGCTGTTGCTCCTCTGATTGGGACTGTTATTGACCCTGCAGCGATAGCGCGTCATGTTCTTCAAGCTGGATTTGGTATTAATGATGCTGACAGGTTCTTAATGCAGCAACAGCCAATGCCTGAAGAGCAAGCGCAACCTGCGCCTGGTGGGCCTGCGAATATGCCTCTTCCTCCAGATGAGGGAGCTTTTGCTCCGACTGGTGGCGTGCCGCCTGAACTTGTGGCCCAGTTACAGGGCCAAATGGGGATGGAATTGCCTTCATCCTAAAGTGGGACACCTGGGCCTTCCTAGTGAGTAACCAATTTGGACTCCATATAGGAGGGCTTTGTGCCTGAAGAACAAGAAGGTGTTGTAAGTGAATCCGCTGAGGTGGACAATCTCGATACAACCCAAGAGCAATTTAGTGAGGAACCTACTGGGGACTTGTACGACGTTAAAGTCGATGGCGAGTCAACTCAGGTCAGCCTTAATGAATTGCAAGACGGTTACCAACGTCAAGCAGATTACACACGTAAAACGCAAGAATTGGCCTCCGAGCGATCACGGTTACAGCAAGCTGAAGCGATAGTAGTTGCGCTTGAAAAGGACCCTAGTGGGACTTTGCAAGCTTTAGCTCGATCGTTTGATATTCCAATGGACAACAAGGTTCCTAGTTCTTCTGACGAAAGTTGGGATACCGAGGACCTTGACCCGATGGTACAAAAAGTTGCTGCACTTGAAGCTCGATTAGAGGACCAAGACAGAATTAACCGTCAATCAGCTATCCAAAAAGAAGTATCACAGTTACAGGAAAGTTACGGAGATTTCGATTCCCAAGAGCTACTAAGCCATGCTTTGAAACATCAAATCAACAATCTGGAGGCTGCCCTAACGCACATGCGTTACAGCAGTGTCGCTTCTGAAGCTGACAAGCTTCGAACCGAGTTGTCTGTGTTTGAGAAAAAAAGAGAAGCGGCAATAGTTGGATCTGGTGGATCGAAACAAGTCGGTGCTTACCCAGAGTCTTCGGAACAACCCAAGACTTTACGTGACGCTTTCGCGATGGCTTTAAAGCAACATCAAAGCACATAACTTTTATATATAGGAGGCCAATATGGCTGGCAATACCTCATTCGATCAGATCCTATCGACGACCTTAAAAAGCTACGAAAAACAATTAGCAGATAACGTCTTCAGTGCGAGACCATTGTTTTATGCATTATCCAATCAACAGACAATGCGTACTGTTGGCGGCGGCGCAAAGATAGTTGTTCCAATCCTGTACGGGAAGAACAGCACTGCTGGTTCTTACGCTGGACTTGACCCTATCGATGTGACGGCACAAACAGGAATCAGTGCTGCAGAGTATGACTGGGGCCAGTTCGCTGCGACTGTAACCATCAATGGTTTACAAGAAGCACAGAACAGTTCAACCGAGCAAATCATTGACCTTCTGGAATCAAAAATATTCCAAACACAAGAGTCAATCATTGAGTCGATGAACACAATGTTCTTTGCTAATGGTGCAGGTAACGGTGGTAAAGACTGGAATGGTCTTACCAACATTGTTAACCATTCGGTAGCTGCAGGTAACGCACTTGGAGGCATTGACCCTAATGCTGCAGGAGCCGTTAACGAATGGTGGACAAGCCAACACCACGCACAAGGTGGAGCTTTGGATTTCGCCAAAATGGGCGAGATTTACAACAAATGCTCAGTCGGTAACGACCAGCCAACCATCATAATAACAACTCGGGTTCTCTATGAAAGATATGAGAATCTGCTGCAACCACAGTTGCGCTACACAGATACCAAAATGGCAGACGCTTCTTTCCAGAACCTTGTCTACCGTGCAGTACCTGTGACTTATGATGATGACTGTACCGCAGGCCGCATGTATTTCTTGAACACCAAATACTTGCAATTAGTGCGACATGCCGACACCTGGTTCCAAAGCACACCGTTTGTACGACCACACACACTTGATGCTGTGTTCTCACAAATCCTGTGTTACGGACAGTTGACATGCTCAAACCGAGCACGTCAAGGGTTAATCACTGGCGCTACCGCTTAAACAACCACGTTGCGGGGGCGGTTTCGGCCGCCCCCATAACTGATGCCAGGAGGCAGCATGGCTTATGAATCACATATCGCATACGGAACGTCCACTCGTTTAGCTTCTGACCCTGGAAAGGGAGCCACCCAAAACCCTCACACGTTTTTTGGTGGAAGAGAAATTAGACCTGCGTTCTCTGTCGATGATGTGATCGAGCCTGCTGCCAACTGCACTTCGTTAACTAAGGCAGGTAACCAGTGTCAGAAATCTCCTAAAGAGGGTTCTGATTCTTGCGTCATACACAGTGGGTGAGTTGTGCAAATACAAGAAATGCGTTCCTATGTTCATGGTGTTGTCGAGATAGATGACCAGGACATTGCACCAGACATAATGAATCGCTTCTTTGGAGAAGCGTACGACTTGCTTACCTACTCTGAGAAAAGGTGGCCTTGGTTTGAAACGTCAACGACGTTCAACACGGTTAGCTCCCCTGCACAATCTGATTACGCGCTGTCGTATGTCGGGGCGGCCGTTACGAACGGCTTACGAGAGATCGCGTCACTTCGCGACACATCTTCTGTAATCGAATACATAGGCAGAGATGAAGGCGATCTTAGTTATCCTCTGAGTTCTGCTGGTTCTGGGGTTCCTTTCCGTTGGAGTTTCTGGGAAGACAAAGTTCGGTTATATCCGACACCTTCGACAGTCGTTCCGATTCATGTTCGTGGCTGGGCTAACCCGCCAGCGTTCGGCGCTGGGAGCCAGGATGGAGATGAGCCAGTTCCCTTCCCTACTCCGTTCCACATTCTGATTGCCACATACGGGTGTGCTCGAGCTTATGAGCAGCAAGAGGATCTGGAAATGGGAGCTACTTACCACGCCATGTTCCGAAGAGAGCTCGATAATCTTCGGGCAAGATTCTTAGACACTCCTGCTCCGCAACCAATCATCCTTAACGGCACTCGCAGCCGACGTTGGGACTCAAATGTAGCCCTAGGGTCGCGTTTGCGTTACTCCTGGGAGTAGCTGATGGCACGAAAGTATTCTTTACAAGCATTAACTAGTTTCGCTGGCGGCCTTAACTATCGGACAGATCAATTCAACCTTGCTCAAAACGAATCACCAGATTTGTTGAACGTGGATGTTGACCCCAGAGGGGGCATACGTTTACGTAAAGGCATTGAGGTCATTGACGGCGCTGGCAATGCTCTTGGCGCAGTCAAAGGGCTCGGCTCATATTTCACTGATGGTGGCTTATCAGAAATCATTTGTAACCACGGCGTTGTTGTTGCTTTCTCTACAGGTTCTTCGGCATGGACACCAATAGGTGGTCAGACTGCCAGAACTTCTGGCAGTCGCATGTATGGCGTAACAATGAACAACGTTTTCTATGCGGTAAGCGGAGATGTCACCTCCTTCAAAGTTAGCTCAGGTAACAGTGGCACCGATTTGGGTACCAACCTGAATGGCACTGCAGGAAACTTCCCAATCAGCCAATACGTGGCTTTCTGGAATAACCACATGTGGACTGGCAAGACTCGAGAGTCTTCGGTTTACTACAACTCTCGTATCCGTTGGTCTCATCTGAACGATGCAGAAACTTGGACACAACAAAGTTATGCAGACATCGACGTGGGTGAACGAGGCGACGAAATCACTGGCCTGGTCCCAATGGCAGATCGCCTTCTAATATTTAAGTCGAATTCGGTTCACGCCATGTTCGGGCACGACACTGAATCATTTCAGATGGTGCCTCTTACTCGTGATGTTGGCAGCGTTTCTTTGAGCTCTCCTGTGTCCACTCCAATGGGAGTGTTCTTCTGGCATGATCAAGCGGGCGTATATCTGTATGACGGCACGAACTTTAACTATCTGTTCGACAAACTTAAACCTGCGATAGATGACGGTCGGATTCGTTTCAACACCCCACCGCAACTCGCATGGTTCCGCAATCG